TATTATACATATCATACTTTTGTGTTAGAAAGATTAATTTCTATTTGGATCAAACACAAAGGTTTAACATATAGTTATGGAAGTTAAAATTGATACACAACTATTTGATTTTTTGTCTTCGAGCGGTTTTGATGTATCTGAATGTCTTATATATTTATTTGCTGCCAAATATGGATTAAAGGCAAAAATATCTGAAGAAGCATTCAGATTTCTTCAAGAAAGTAGTTTGATACATTTTGATTTTGTGAAAAATCGTATATGTATCAGCAGTGGATTATTTGAAGGAGAACAAATAATTTTACCTGTATTCAATCCGTCTTTTGAAAAGGAAATCAGAGATAGAGTTGATGAGTATAGATCTTTATTTAAAGGTATTAGATCAGGATCAATAGGTGTTAAATCTAAAGTAGCTGATTTACTTGTAAAGTTCTGTTTGGCTCATCACAAGACAATTGATGAGGTAATTAAGACAACTGAGATTTATATGAGTTATACTGATACTAAAATGATAAGTAATGCAGATAACTTTATTCAGAAATTAGATAAAGACGGCAATGAAGTAAGTCTTTTATTATTAGCTTTTGAAGAACAAGATATGTCTAGTCAATCTACAGAAAGAACCTATAAGATGATATGAGTTATTCTAGAAGTAAACTAAGGAAGAAAAGAAGAGCTGGAATCGCTAAGGTAGTTAAGTTTATAGGTAGTTTGAAAAAATACATAAGTTATTTAAAAGAACTACCTGATACTAAGCTGCGAGTGTATGATTCATTCACATACAGCCCTGGATTTAGAGAGCTGATTGATCCTATGTATGTGAATTCAGATAGAGTACCTGAAGATGATAAATTTTTAGTAGAACTTATTCAGAACATTCCTCATATACAGTTACATAATAACTATGTATTCAGAAATGCTTTAAAAGAAAGATTAAAATATTATGAAGGACCGAGAGTATTATGAATTTATAGAAGATCTAAATTATTACAGATTTGGTCTTAATTATGCATCTTCGACTTTAGAACCTGAAGATGAATTAATGTTACAAATTGTAAAAGCTGGTGAAATTTCAGAGTTATATAAAGTTTCTAATTTTAGAAAAAGTATACAAAAAGTATACAAAAACGGTTTAAGTATTGGAATGTTAGAAGAGATCGAAAATTGCTTGAAAGTTCTAATAGTTCTTATTTCCATGCATATAAACATTTTGTAAAAAGACATCCCTTAAAATGAAACCTAAGTTTATAAGTATAGAGGGATTATTCCCAGATTTGTTTAAGGTTATTCCTGGATGGTTAAAAGGAATATTTCATTGTGTAACTGCAGGATCAGGTGTTGGTAAAACTAAGTTTAGTAAATATGCTTTTTTGTTTCATGGATATAATTATTGTAAAGCCAATGACATGCCTTTTTATTGTTTATATTTTTGCTTAGAAGAATCTATTGAAAAGTTTTGGGTTACCATACAATGTGATCTAATTGCAGAAAAATTTGGATTAACTCTTACTTATTACCAGTACAAAGGTTATCATGAAGGATTTACAGAAGAACATCAAAAGGCATTAATTGCTGTTCAACCTGAAATTGATGAAATGAAAAAAGTCATTATCCCAATTGACTATGTTTCTAATCCTACTGGAATTTACCAAACTATAAAGAAATTTATGGAGAAACTTGGTAAAAGAACAGATGGAGTTTTAGATCAAGATGAATTTGGAAATAAATGGCAATCGTTTGAATTTCAATATGATAATCCTGATACACAAGTAATGGTGATAGTGGATCATATGAAATTGTTGACACCTGAGAAAAATCAATTTTCAGTTGTAACGACAGTTCATGATGCAATGTCTAAATTAGCGGAATATGTTGTGAAATTTATTTGTAAAAAGTATCAAATTATTTTTGTTGCTGTACATCAACAAGAAATGACGGCTGATGGAGTAGAGAATGTGAGATTTGGTACACCTGAACCAACACTTAATAAGTTAGGTGTTAATAAACTTGTAGGTTAAGAATATGCTGTAGTGTTAGGATTGTTCAATCCTTTTAGGGTTAAGGGTAGTCCAAATTACGGATATGATCTAAGTAAATTAAAAAATCATATCAGGACAGTACATATTCTAAAGCATAGAGATGGTGATGAAGGAGATATAAAAGCAATGTATTTTCATGGTTCAACATCAAAGTTTGAAGAATTACCGAGTCCTGATAAGAAAGACGAAATACAAACTTTTATAAATGGAAGAATTCAATAGTTTGAGAGGTCCCGATCTTATGGATCACTATCTTGTTGATCCAATGAATCATTTGATGTTAGGGAAAGGTGACAAGATGAAAGTTGTAAGAATTTCAGATTTGTTACATGATGAACGCGTTAAACTTATCAATAAATTTAGAAATTTTATCAGATTTAAAGTAATAAAAGGTGATTCTTTAATAGGTGAAGTAAGGCGTGAAAGTACTCTGAAAGTATTCACTGAAGAAGAAAAATTTTTATTAGAACAATATAATCACCATTTGCAATCAATGATAAATTATAGAATACGTTTTTTATCGACTTTTTACGAAAGGTGTCCTGAAGTGGGTTCAACATTAAAACCAAAAGTAAAACCAAAATTAACAATAGATGACTTTATATGAAGACATAGGTAAAGCTATGAAACAGTTATTGTTTGACGATCCTTATTATGCCTTATTCTTATTAGGGATTCAAAAACAAGAAACTACAGCTGTTCCTACATTAGCTGTTGGATTGACAGGATTGATCTTGCATTATATTCTTTTCCACCACCAATACCGTCAGCTGTTCGGTTGAATATCTCAGGATTATGTAACACGAAGTTAATACAACGATTATCAATGTCTTCAGATTCTGCCCACTTAGCCCAAGCATTAGTATCAAATGACATTTGAATGTATCTCATTCGTGTCTTTTGTGCAACGTCCATACTAGCAACAGAATACTCTCCATTGTCTGGATTTGTACTTAACATCACAATTGAATTTTTTGGCAGCTTCCAACTCTTATATTGATATTCTTCTGTAATAGTCATACATGCTTGAAGTACATTAGGTAATGCACGAGTATAATCATCTAAAAACAAAATGAATTTATCGTCAGGATTCAAGTTTTTCAACCAGTGTGGAATTGCATATGACATCCGAGATTCACCTGTAGGAATACCTGTTTTCAATGCTTCTTCAGCAAACTCTGAAGGTATCCATTTTAAATCACCATCATGATCTTTGAACTGGTATTGTTTTTCGGGAAATCCTACTAAGTGACCAAGATCATCAATTGCTGATGTATTTTCAACATGAATCTTATATCCTAATTCCTCAGCTAATTGACGAATTATTCCTGTTTTACCAATTCCCGCTTCACCTTCAATACAAATTGAAGTTGGCCTACGACCTTTGGTTATTTGTTGCTCACAGTTAGCAACATACTGCCTAAGATGCGCTTTAACATCTAATGGATTTAATTGTATCATTTTTTTATTTTTAATATTTTTCCGTTGTGTTGTTCCACATATTTACTTGTTCCGTCAATCACCCAAAGCATTGGTTTATTAGCATTTGGTGGCAATTCTGCTTCACCATCAGTAAAATAAATCATTGCCGAATATTCGTTTCGACTATTAAAATATTCTAATGTTGGAGTAAAAGATGTTCCACCTCTTCCTGATAATTTAATATCTACTGATCCTTTATACACATAAGGATCATACAATTGTGTATCAACAGACATAATATTGATCGTATGTCCAAATCTCCATAAATTATAAATCTCTGACAAGAACTTGTGTAATGTGGTGTCACAAACACTTGCTGAAGTGTCAATTGCACATAAAATGTTATGTTTCAATTTTAACTTACTGCTAGGATTTTGTTTAAAGTACGGATTAGGTTTAAATCTAGTCTGCTTCATTGTAACCTCAATTGAGGAGGTAACCCACTGCCTTATGTATTTAGCCCAATCAAACAAAGCTTCTCTCTTAATCAAAGATAATTGTTGAGTGATTTCACCTGGAACAGAGCCTGGTCTAGATTTCTCTAATTCAGTTGCGGCTGCTTCCATCATGGATACAATTTGATTTTGAACAATAGCTTTATCAGCATCAGATA